TGCCATTTTTAAAGCTCCTTCACTATTTTTGCCATATCGTCATGCCCCTGCAAACTCAAAGTCGCGCTAATCGTTACTCGATCAGAGGCAACCGCACTCTTCATAGCTGACAATACTACATCATAAATTGCATTGCGGAAAGCATTTGCTTGTTGTTTGATATGCTCTGGTGCAGAGTCGCTAACACTGCAAATCTTGTTGGTTGCTTGCTCTGCCCAAAACTCAGGTGTGTGACCACCGTTAGTGGTGGTAGAAACCATAACATGACCTAACTCAAATTGATCCATTTTTAACCTTTGTAGGGTTCAGGCGCTTCAGGCATTGAGTCAAACTTGAGTTCGTACTCTTTGACAAGCTCTTCAAGTTTTGATGATGGGCAAATAATCCATTGACCTTCGTTGTCTGGCAATGCCACTAATGGATCTTCAAGGCGGTGATAACCATACAATCTCTCTTGCGGAGGCACATTACTATCTAACAGAGTTGACTTTGGCGAGGCTCCAATAACAATTCCTGCGCTCATGCATTTGCTCACCCAGAACTCCACGCAGGCACGCCCTGCTTCAGCAAAGTGCATATTGCCCTTGTAGCTAAAATCAATACCAAACAAATCGATCTGAGCAACTTCTGCCCAAAGTGCAAATCCAAGGGTATAAGCTACGGTGTTGTTGAAGTACGCAGTCTTGAACTCACCAGCTATTTCTGCCAGTGGATACTCAACCAAAGCTGGTACTCTTGAGTCAAGACCGCAAGTGTAAATAGGGGTGCTTGGAGAAATATGTGGCAAAGTGCAACGCATAACGTCTGTCTGCGCCCCAGCATCATCAGTGTCAAGATACCTTGATGCTGGGTCCATCATAAAAACACGGTCAGACTTATATACCGATACAGCACTGTTTATTGTCCAGACTTCATCCCACGTTCTGCTATTTTGTACACCAATGCAATAATCTACTTGTGATGCGCCCAAACCAATAACTGCTATTTTTTTACCTTTAAGTTCTTTTGGTTTTTCCAATCAACTAACCCCAACGCGCAACATATCATAACGATATTCATCTTTCGTCTGCCGACCTTCCGAGGTGTTTTTAATACGACCAACCATTTCTTTGAATCGAGTCTCAAACATACCAACAACGTCTGGCGGTTCTTTAAGAAATACTGCCGCTTCTACTAAAGCGCCGAAAAACAAAGCATCTGGATAACGTGTGGATAACAATGTTGTACCAGAACTTGCTCCTGCGGTAAGACTGTCAGGCAAATTCAGATAATGAATCTCGATGTTAAAGTTAGCATTCGGCACAGGCGACAATTCAAACGCTGTATTATCAAATATAGAATAATATCTAGGTTGCCCAGTGGTTGTGCTGGTGGGTGAAAATTCTTTCATAAAGGAAACGTGTTTGAGCAGCAGATAGTGATATTTGCTACTTGAATCAATCAAGGCAAAACTAAAAGGCGCATAAAAATCATCAGGCAAAGCAACGAATCTGGAGCCACTAGAAGCATTTCCCTGCACGTTTTTTCTTTGTTGCGGCAGTTGCACCAAGTTGAAGATTCTATTTTCTGAGGTGCGAATGAACTCATCGAGATTGTTATCAAAAGTCGTTTCACTGACTTGCATATAATCCTGAATGGCTGTCTTGAGTGTTGCCAAAGTAAAACTCATGTTGTGACCTCCACTGAGCCAACGCTCATTGCTAAACCAAAAGTGTCAAGCTGTGTTCCCAGCTTTCCTAATCCTACATTGGTGTAAACTGTAAAAAAATTATTGTCATCTGCTGTATCTGGTCTTGCCTTGTAAATAGCTTGCGGATCAACTGGCGCTTTTCTTGGCATCAATTGCGGATGTTTTGGTGACCATTGATCTGCGCCAACAATAAAACCATCCCACGTTTCTTTCATATCTTTTCTTCGATAGCGAAAACCAGTAATGTCGCAGATACCAAAGGCGCGTTTGTCGGATGCGTAAGGCATTAGGCTGTATCCGTGGAATAGCCGGGCGCTATGCGGAAAGAAGCTCTCTCCTCATCTTGGCTCAAGGCTCTTGCAAATTCTTCTTCGTAAAGTTGTTTAAGCAACACGACTTTTTCTGGCACACGCTTTAACGCCATATAGTATGCCAATCCAGCCGCCAAACACGGATAGAACCGAAATGGAATGTCGAGCGTGTTTGCACCTTCGTCAGCATCATCCATTCTGGACAACACGTTTAAGTATAGATCGTATGTTGCTTTGTCAGGGGAAGGCCACACAGTGACTGTGGGTGAAATCTGTTTATCAACGAAGAATTGTGTTGGTTTTCCTGTCGAGCTTTTTGTTGCCAGATGAGAGTATTCTGCTCTACTCATCCGCGTCATCGTCAAATCATTTTCACTACCGCTTATTGTTTCCCGATTGAAAGCATCCAACACATCGATTGTCGCTGTTGGATTTGTGGTGTCAATTGTATAAGTGACGGTTCCGACTGCAAGACTGATGACTTTCTGCTTTATCGTCCATTGATTTAAACCTCTGTTCGCCCACTCTGCCAACATCAAATTAAGACTACGGTTTGCGCTTTTCAAATCGTAACCAGTACGCAACTCTAAACCGCAACGCTCAAAAGCCTCTTCCACGTAGTCAGCAACGTCTAATTCAAAATTCTTTGATCCGCTAGTCGCCATCTTTTTCACCATCTGAATAAAGATTGTTGAAAGTGTAACTTGAATCCATATAAGAGTCATCACTTTCAGCATTGATTACCCACTGACTTGGCTTAAAATCAGGAGCGCCCTCACCGTGTCGCCAAAGTGCAGGGTTAGTCGCTCTGACACGGTTGTTTGGCAAAGCAACCATATTGCCAGTATATTCACCAGCATCTGTCAGTTCTAACACATGACTTTGTTTGTGTTGTGCAGGATCATCCGCGATGCTATTGCCAGTGTAATCTACTGTAAAATAATATTTTGCAGTGTGAAACTCACCATCAATTTTAACAATCCAAGGACTTGAAGAAACTCTGTCGATAACAATCACTTCATGCTCTCTGCTGGAACAGTCCCACGGTTGCACCAAGTGGGCAAGCATTGGTGCAGGCCATTCTTCAAGCGGCGTATCCGCAACCAATGCATTGATTGGCATTCTTGCCCACATTGCGCCACCAAGTATATTTTGTTCAGCATCATCGTCATAGCTTTCCGCGCCAGTAAAAACGACTTGGAAGCTCAATGATCGATCAGGAATAGCGGTCACCGATATAGCTAAAGCGTGCAAAAATTCGCCATGAAACTTTTCATGGTTATGCGTATATTCGCGCCTGACCCAGCAGGGGAAGTGAGGTATGTTGGTATGTAAAAAGCTCATGTGTGGCTCCGTGCAAAATAACGCATATTTTTACACAGAACCACAAATTAAGCAATTATCCGTATAAGCCTCTGTTTCGGGAGCTTGGCGGTCTGAAGTTTTTCTTCACTCCACCAGTGTCTTTTCTGGCACCATTTCTGACTGCCATTTTGCCACCTTTTTTCATCATCTTTGCGTTGACTCCGCCACCACCTTTGGCGTACATCTTGCCGCCTTTTTTCATCATCTTGGTGCCGACCGTGCCGCCACCTTTCATAGCCATTTTGCCACCTTTTTTCATAGCCATTTTACCGCCTTTCTTCATCATTTTGGCGTTTTTCACTATGCTGCCTCCTTCACTTGCAAAAGTCTTGACATTTGTAGGCTTGCCGCCCACCCCTTGCTTCTTGGCTCTTTTTCTGCGAACCGCTGAAGCGATTTGTTTTTCTGACATACTTGCAGCTTTCGCCGCTGGCACGCATTTCGGATAGCTGCGTTTTGAATCTTTCGTTGATTTCCTACCACATTTTTCAAATCCGCCACCTTTTTTGGGAGCGCCTATGTCAACCCAGTTTTCTTTTTCAAACCAATCTTTGAGTCCTTTCTTAGCCACGAGGTACTCTTGTGGTTTTGCGTTTGGCATTCATGATTGCACCACAACCCCTTGCTTGCATTTCGACAGAACCGCCTTGCGACATATTTCGTGCAATTGCCTCTCCACGTTTTCTCTCGTATCGTGATATTTTTCCATCTTTATCGAGATCAGACTTTTTAGCATCAAAGCCTTTTATCTCTCCACCTTCAGCTTTTTTTGCACCCTTGTACTTGCCGCCCATCTTTTTATATTCTTTAACCATGTAAGCATTTGAATAAGCGGACGGGTACACATCAAATTTGGCTTTCGCTTTTGCTTTGGCTTTAGCGTATAGGGATGGGTTGGCTACATTGTCTGGCGTTTTGCTCACCTTCTACCCCTCCTTAATTTATCAGTGTTAATTGGAATGCGCCTCCTAGGAAGTTTTGGCGTTGGACCTCTTTGCATCTCTGCTATAACTCTTTTTGCTTCCTCAAGTCTTTCGTCTATCGGCTGACTTCGCTGCAAAAAGTCAGGTAAATTAGGCACTCGCGTTGGCACTCTTCTCGGCATCGGCAACTGCGGCGCTCGTTTCTGACCCACGTTGATAGGAAGATTTGGTGGTAATCTTGTTGGTAATCTTGTTGGCATTCTTGTGTCAGTTGGCCTGAGTCTGTCCCTCAACTTTGAAAACATATCTCTAGAACCGCTTGACCCATCTCCGCCTTCGCTTGCTCGTCCGAAAATATCACGCAAATTGTCGATGCTCCGTTGCAATGAATCTTCACTTGGCAGCGACACGACAGGCACAGAATCGTCCAAAATTCTGCTCAAGAGACCGCCTCTCCCGTCTGGTCTAGGTCCACCAGCGACAATTCCTTGAGACAATCTTCGTGCAGCGTCCTCTGAAATCGCACTCTCAGGAATCGTTCTAGGAGCGCCTGCTGGTGCTTCTATCACTGGCGTTGGCGGAGGCGTTCTCATTTCGTCCACTCTTTTCCGCAAATTTTCAATGGCTTCTCTCGACATCAAACCGCGTCTGCCGCCCATTGGAAATTGACGTTTTGCCTCAACACGCTG